CTTACTCTCCACCCTCCCAATGATTTGGGGGTTGTGGGGGTACTCCCCTAGCCCAAGGGGAAGAGGCATTGGGGAATTACCTCACTAGGAAAAGGGTTCTCTACTTTGTAGTTATTCTACCTAGTCCATTTGTAAGTTTACCCAAACTATTATATATTAGCGATTCTTAAAAAAAAAAGTGATGGAAGAAAAAGAAGAAGTGAAGTTTGTAACTAAAGGAACTGATGAATTAATGTTCGGTTGGAAACTACAACCTGTTCATTTAAGTGCAAAAATAGCTAGGAAGTATTATGAGAAGTATGGTACTGAGATTAAGGGAGTTACGTTAACTTCTGAATAAGGGTTACCCATACCCTTACCCATACCCTTACCCTAAGCCTTACCCATACCCTTAGCTAAGGGTTAAGGATAAAGATAAGGATAAAGATATATACTATATGTAAAATAATTTTTTATATTTGTTTGCTCAAAAGAGAAAATGAAACGACTACCTACAGAAATTAAAAAGCAAAGAGGGACACTTCAGAAGCATCGTGAAAACGAAAACGAACCGAAGCTACCTTGTGTTATTCCGCCAATCCCTACTTGGCTATCTGAAGATGGTCAAAAAGCTTTTAGTGAACTAAGCACTTTGCTTCACGATATGTCGGTCTTAACTCAAGCCGATGAGTTAGCTTTAACTTTACTTTGTGATGCTTACAGCGAATATAAAAATGCTAAACAGATTGTAAACGAACTGGGTGCAACTGTTGAGGTAATGTCAAGAGAAGGAAACTCAAAACCAACTATAAGACCTGAAGTTCAAATTGCTAATCAAGCTTTTGTTAGAGTCTTTCAACTTCTTAAAGAATTTGGATTAACTCCTTCGAGTAGAGCAAAAGTAAATGCTATTGAAAATTCTACCAACACACCTGATGTTAAAATAGAAAACTTCTTCAATAGTGGCGAATAATCTTCACAGAATAAATAAGACTAAATATTATTTTGATGAGAAGTCAGCGAAGAGAGCTTGTGACTTTATTCAAACTTTTTGTAAACACACTAAGGGTGAATTAGCAGGTCAACCATTTGTACTAGAGCCTTGGCAAATAGAAATTATAGAAGCTATCTTCGGTTGGAAATCTAAGAAAACTAAACTCAGAAAATTTAGACAGTGCTTTATTTTTATTCCTCGTAAGAATGGAAAGACTACGATGATGGTAGGCATAGCACTTTATATGCTTTTCTCTGATGGAGAGAAAGGAGCTGAGATTGTATCGGCTGCCGCAGATAAAGAACAAGCAAGGTTAAGTTTTTCTATAGCTAAACAAATGGTTTTACAAGAACCTAACCTTATCAAAAGAGCAGGGACTTATCGTGATTCAATTACTTATGATAAGGTTGGATCGTACTACAAAGTTATTTCGGCAGATGCAGATACCAAGCACGGACTAAACCTCTCTTGTTGTTTACTGGATGAGATTCACTCACACAAAAATCGTGACCTTTACGATGTGTTACTTACATCTATGGGTGCTAGGAAAGAACCTCTTATGTTAGGAATAACTACAGCAGGGGCAGGTAATCAGAAAGACCACATATCAAGAGAGCTTTATGACTATTCTAAAAAATTAATTGATGGCTCTATTGATGATGATTCGTTCTTAGGAATTGTTTATGAAGCTGATGAAAGTGATGATATTTTTAGCGAAGAGGTTTGGAAGAAAGCGAATCCTGGATATGGCACAATTATTAAAGAAGAGTATATGAAGCAACAAGCTACTAAAGCTAAGAATGAGCCTTCATACGAGAATACTTTTCGTAGACTTCACGCTAATCAATGGGTTGTAAATGAGACTAAATTTATTTCTGACTCTAAGTATATGGCTTGTGATGGTGAAGTAAACAAAAGTTATCTTAAAGGTAAGCCTTGTTTTGCAGGATTAGACCTTGCAAGTACACGAGACATTACTTGTTTGGCATTATTATTTCCTGATGAAGAGGGTGGTTATGATATAATTAATTACAATTTTATACCTGAAGAAAACGCTAAGAAGAGGTCGCAAAGAGATAAAGTAAATTACGATAAGTGGGAAAGAGAGGGGTACGTTATTTACACTCCTGGAGATGTTACAGACTACAATTACATTAAACAAAAAATTATAGAGTTAGGCGAACTATATGATATTCAAATAGTAGCTTACGATAGATGGAACTCAAGTCAACTAATAATCGACTTGACAGAAGATGGGTGTCCTTGTATTCCTGTAGGTCAAGGATTTAAAACTATGTCACCTGCAACTAAAGAATTTGAAACACTAATACTTAGTGGTAAGATTCGACACGGAGGTGACCCAGTACTTAGATGGATGATGAGTAATGTTGTTCTTACTTACGATCCCGCAGGTAACGTAAAACCGAACAAAGCAAAAAGTAATGAAAAGATTGATGGTATCGTAGCTTGTATTATGGCACTATCAGAAGCTATGGAAAACAAGAATAAGGGTGGCTCAACTTACGATGACAAAGAAATATTTTTTATCTAAGAATGAGATAATAGAAAAAGAGTACAATTCTATAAAAGAGATTTGCACCAATGTTCTTAGAAGTAATAAAGACCTTAATCTTTTAGATGATTTAGTTCAAGAGGTTTGTTTAATTTTACTTAAACAGAATAACGAATCTATACAGACTATACACGAAAGGGGTCACTTTAAATTCTACATAGCTAGAATAATTACCAACCAAGTATTCTCTAGTACTTCACCATTCCACAAGAAGTACAGACAACAAATTCCTTTTATAGACATAGACGATTCAGAAGAATATAATCCACTAGCTGATAAAGTTTGGGTTGACATACATCACTTACTTACAAAAAAAGAACGTCAAATAATTGAAATGAGATATGTTTATAATCTAAAAGTAACTGAAATTGCTAAGATAAAAAAGGTGTCTCCAAGGCAAGTTTACAAGTATCTACAAAGGATTAAAAATTATTTGAAAAAAAAGTATAAATAAAAGGTTCACAAAAACACACTTTATATATATCTATATGGATAAGGTATATTAAAACCACAAAGGGATTTGGCAAACATATTAGATTTTTTCAGAAGAAAACCGCAAGTACAACCTAACCAAGAGGAAAGGTTTTACAATACTGGTTTATATGGTAGCGATACTGCATTTGGTAATTCATCAAATCAACCAATTTCAAAAGAACGCTCTCTACAACTTTCAACAGTTTGGAGTTGCGTAAAAGTAATCTCTGAAACAATAGCTTCTCTACCTATCTCGTTATACGAAAAAGACTCGGATAATAAAAGATATGTTCTTTTTGATAATCCACTTCACTCTTTAGTAGGAGAGCAACCTTCAACTCTCTATAACTCTTTTAGCTTTTTTGAAAGAGCTTTAGTAGACCTTTGCCTAGATGGAAATTTCTTTGCTTATATAGAGAGAAATAACGGAGGTTTACCTACTCAAATAATCCCTATCCAATGTGATGATGTAAGTGTCTATGTATCGCCTGATGGTAGAGAAGTTTATTATAAGATAGAACAAAACGAACAAATACCTTATCCTATTACTGGTAAAGTAACTTCAGAGAATATGATCCACGTTAAAGGATTATCTACTGATGGAGTGATGGGTAAGTCACCGATACAGAGTGCAGCAGAGTCTTTAGGTATATCTTTATCTATCGAACAATTTGCAGGTTCATTTTTTAAGAACGGAGCATCTGTAGGTGGAATCCTTAAACACCCTGGAACGCTTAAACCTGAGACAGCTAAACGATTAAGAGCTAGTTGGAATCAAACTTATAGTGGTTCAGTTAATGCAGGTAAAACTGCAATACTTGAAGAAGGAATGGAATTTTTTCCTCGACAGATTCCCAACAATCAAGCTCAATTCTTAGAGACTAGACAATATCAAATTAGTGATATTTGTCGTGTATTTAGAGTACCTAACCATCTCGTAAATGACTTAAGTAACGCTACATATTCTAACATAGAAGCTCAACAAATAGACTTTGTGGTACACACTATCACTCCTTGGATTAAGCGAATTGAGATGGCTTTAAATCAAAAGTTAATTCCTTTCAATAAGAAAGGCTCACAATATTTTAAATTCAACTTAACTGCTCTT